TTATGCTTGCACCCAACGCTAATGCCTTTTCATCGATTCCCACCAGGGCAGCAACCCACTCCAGAGCCAGTGCCAATACAAAAAACCGGGTAAATAAAGGGGTAAACTCCGATTCGGTTGTCACCTGTTTGATATAAATGATATTAGCGTTTTCCGTGGCACTCAGAATGTAGTCCCCCACAATCTCGTATTCTGCCGAATCACCCTCCATTTTCTCAAGATGCAACGGTGCAAGGAAGTCCGAAGGCTTATCATAGGTATAGCCCCCGTCATATTCAGTCAGTAATTGATGTTTGCGAATGGTCCCACCGCTGGTGTACGCTGTCTGATTCGTGCCGTTAATGCCCGTTAGCTGCAACGTGTTAACAGTTAAAACCGTGGTATGATACGTCCCCCCCTCAAGCTCTTCCGTGCCCCCAATATCTTCGATAATGCCGAAATCCCCGGTTGCAAACCCATGCGCCGCCGCAGTAATTACAACCGGATCGGCCTGAGTGCATCCCGTGATGGTTTTCTTGTCATATGTGGCATCATATCCAGCAGCATACTCAAGGTTGCGGTGGGCAATAGCAAAATCCCAGGGATGCATCTCCATCAATTCATCCCGTATCTGCTCATAGGTATCATTTACCACCCGAGCTTCAGGCATATCTTCCGCAGTCAAATCGGCAAGGGTTAGATTGCTGACCCCAAACTGCCGGAGCGCTCTATTTACGATATCAATCTTGTCAGCCATGATATTTATTCCTATTCCAAATCAGGTTCAACCACCGGAGCAAAAGCAAGATCAACCTTCTTGGCCGTATCGAAGGTAGTCAAACGCTTTAACATCGTGGCACGTTTGGCATTAAAGGCGGCATTGTGACCAAACTCCTTGAGCGCTTGACGCAGGTCGTCGTTACTGCGGGGATCATTATCCTTGACCTCGGGCTTGACCTTTTTTAGCCTGGGTGTGATGTTCTTCACATTTTTGGCAGGAGCCGTATCCGCTTCTTCGGGATCAACGTAACCGTACCCACGCAAGGGCTCGAAATGTTTGTTGGGCCTACAAGAGCCTGTCACAATCTCGCCTTTCATCACATAATGGCCGTCAAAATAACACGTTCTGATACATCTAAATGGATAGCCTTCTGACATTTAAACCTCCTTTTCGTAGATTCGTGGCTGCCGGTAAAACGACTCACCATTGTTATATTTTTCAGCATTTGCACGGTCATGCTTCCACGCTAATTTCATCCAGCGATACCATGTATGCCATTTGATGATCCAAGGTTGTTCGCGCGCCCTCTCCCAACATATGGGGTCAAACACCTCGCGCACGATTTCTTCCATAAGCACCGCGCCAGGTGGTTGTTTGTATTCAGCAGAATCACCTTGGGCTATTTCAAACTCGGTGCAATAACGCTTGAGGACTACGGGAATATGTTCACGACCTGTATGATTCTGAACTCCAACATGTACTTGTTCAAGTCGCTCCAAACCCTCTTCCTTACTGTTACAGTACCAAAAAGCGCTATATATACCATCAACATACCCCCGTTCCTCAGCACCGCACTTGGCCGGATAACCCATCACTATCTGGAGGTCGCGAATCCCAAATAAGTCTTGAATGGTTCGAGGTCGTGCCACCACTTTCCAACAACTCAGGCACCTGGTAGGGATGTATCTAACCGTCTGAAATATCAGTTGCCACACACGGCATTCATAACCCATACCCGGCACCGTGTGATCCCAGGGAGTATCCGGTTCAATCGCAATCCCAGGTTTAATCTTTCTCGTCTCACGGCAGATGTAAAACTCACCACCAAGCCGACCTTTTAAAAATTCCAGCAGATCGAACGCCACCAACTCCTTGAAACTCATCGTTTCCGGGAACCGACGCTCTGTAATTGACAATAATTTATTCATTCTCACCTCGCAGGGATAGAGGCGAGGGGCTCCCTGCAAACCCCCCGCCATGGCGCTGATTTAGGGATCTTTCACCCAATTTGCAGCGCACGATTAATGGTTAATCAATCAGCTCATAATCCAGGCCAATCCAGGAATTGACCGTGCCGGCTGTTACTGCCGCACCAGAACACGTGTAATACACGCCGATATACTGCAACATCGCAGCCGGGGGAACCTTAATCGCCTCTTTCCAACCGGCAACACCTTCGGCAACGGTAATGGCGAGTTGCGCCAACAGCGTACCGGTATGAATGCTGGTGGCCGCTGTATGAGTATACAGATATGCGGTAATCGTACCACCGGCACCGACAAACGCCGTCTCAACAAATACACTCCACCACAGTTCACCACCACGACCAATATCGGGGCCGAGTGAATCACCCCAACAATTGACCTCGCTCGCACCCAGATTGGTGACATTGGTGGATATCACCGAAGCCGCCGAAGATAAAATCATACTCTGAGCATCGGAAAATTCAAGTTTACCATCTAAAATAGCCATCGTTTAAGTCCTCCTTATTTTTACAGCTCTTACGTCAGAACCGCCTCGGTGTTTAAGATTTGTGCAACTTCCCGTACCGGAAAACCCTTGAACCGCAGAACCGGACCCGGAGCCAGAGGCTCATCTCTCAGGGTATAGTACGCATTGTTCTTGTTCATCACCAGGATTTCCATCTGGGTCTTGACGCTTTCGTTGCAGTAAATCATGGTGTTGGGGCCGGTTTCCATCCTGTTCAACAACCTGATTAAATTCTCATTGTCGAACATATTAGAACCAACGGTGTACTGCTCGATGTTGGCCAAGCGACCAATGTTTTTGTTGTTCCGAACCACCATGCCGGCATCCCACGTGAACCAGTCAACATAGGCCCTGAATTTCAAACCGCTTGAACTCTCAACGGTTTCAATGCCCAAATCTTCATGTTGCAGACCCACTACGGAATTTCGGGGATAAATCATATGCACGTTGTTGATTCCCCAGTTGATGACATAAATGCTGGTTTGCACATTGGCAGTCGTTCCACCTTCGTTCAGAACGTTGTCATCGGTTGCCAGACTGTTCAACCTGGGAGCCACGCCGGTAAACTTCTCCGGAGTCGTGGCCGAATTACCATAGATCATCGCCGCGGCCATCGTTTTACCCATGCCACCGACAAACCCCATGGCCTCATCATTCCGGCCCTGAACCATGTCAGCAAATGCCTGAATTAAACGGACATCGTTCTCCGCGCGAGATTCAAGAAACCCGATGGTGTCTATGATCTCGGTCGTCTTGCTGGTCTCGGACGCGATGCCCTCATTGATCTTTCTCCAGGATCCGGTTGGCTCGTAACTTCGCCGGGTGGTCTTGTGGCTGAAAGTATCATTGGCTTCTCGAAAAATCGCATCCGAAACGATATCATTGTTTTCTGCCAGCACCTCGGCAATCGTCGCCATGTTACCATCCGGATCTTTTCTTTTAGCGACTTCCACCAGCGTTAATTGTGTTAACGTACTCATTGTTGCCATTGGTTATATCCTCCTATTTTTCCATAGAGGGAAAGCTCAGCATGGGCTTACCATCTTCGCCCACTCTGCGTGCTGCCGGACGTCCTTTACCCGGCAAGAAACTCCCCTCTGAAATCGCATTTCCAATGGTGTGCATTAATCGTATGACGTTCGGGTTGTCCATGAATCCGGCTTCCTTGAGCTTGGCCTCGGTGTCCTCATCGACAAACCGCCTTACGGACTTGCTTGCCCGGTCCATGTTGGCCTGGTATGCATCGCCCCATTCTTTCTTAAGCTCTGTTACCGTAGCCTCCTGAGCTACCTTAATGGACTTCTGCCAATCCTCATCAAACCGTTTGGCTCGCTCAAGGTCGAAGGCAACTATCTTATCGAAAGCCTCCTGCGACAAGCCCAACTCCTTGGCCAAGGGCCGAAACCCCTCAAGACCCGTATCGTCAATCTTAATGCCATCCGGTGCTTCAAATCCGTATTCTTCCGGCACCACTGGTTGCGCTGATTTCAAATCAACATAGCTTTGTGCGAGTCCCGCACTGCCCTCCACGCCTTTGAGATGTTCATTCTCTCTCAAATCCTCGGGTAATCGGTCATGGAAAGCTGGAGCTGTATATTGTGTATACTCACCACTGGTGTCATCCTTGGTGTATAACTCCGTCATTTTTTCAGTCCTCCTTGTTGAATTTTTTCCGCACGTCTTTTAAAAACGTGCAAATATGTGTCAATATCGGCCTCGGCTACCAGATCTAAAATACCGATAACCAAGTCCCGACCCCCTTCATTATAGTTTGTTACTGAATTTCCGGTGAAAGCACCCTCGAAAACCATGCCCACTTCTACAAGATGCTCAAGAACCCTTCGACCCGCAGCGGGCCTAAACGTCTCTCGTAAATCATCAAGTAATGATAAGTGGAACTCAACATCCTTCTTTCTATCCTCTGCGGTTTTTCGTTTGTGCTTGCGCTGCATTATAAGCCCTCCATAGACGCCGCCAACTCTGCCAATACCGTACCATCTTCAGTGCTTGTATCGCTCATGGTCTGGGCAGTGT